ACTTTGGCTGTCAACACTGGCGTGACCGATGGCGGCAACGCTTTGGTTGCCATTGCTACCACAACCAGCCAGTTGTTCCGCTTCCGTAAGACCGGTGACGGCACTTACGTTGTATACCGTCTTGGCTAAACCTAAACGGGGACTTCGGTCCCTGTTTTTTAAAGGATTACAAAATGGGTAACTCTAGATCAATTGGCGTTGCGTACAGCGACCAAGACATTGACGGCGGCACCATTGGCGCTGTCATCCCGTCAACCGTGGTCGGTACTACCGTTTACGCTACAACGGAAATTGGTTATACCGCTGCCGCACAAGGCGCTGTGACTCAATTGACAAGCAAATCGACTGGCGTGACTTTGAACAAGTCTGCTGGCCGTATTACCATGCACGATGCGGCTTTGGCTGCGGGTGCTGCGGTATCGTTTGTTTTGACCAACAGCGCAATCAGCATTAATGACACAATCGTTGTCAACGTCTCAAGCAACACGACTGGTAGTGCTGCTGGGGCTTACACCACGTACGTTTCGTATTTGGCTGCTGGCTCTGCTTTGATCACGTTGCGAAATTTGACTGCTGCAACTTCATACTCTGAAGCTGTCATCATCAATTTTTGCGTCATCCACGGCGCTGCTTAAACAGGCAGGGACTTCGGTCCCTGTTTTCAAATCATGGTCATTTACCTCACACACTTCCTGCACGGTGCCAAGGTTGCAATCTCTGACACTGAGGCCGCAGCAGATGAGCAAAACGGCTGGGTGCGATACAATCCCGACACGCCTTCGGAAACTGAAGAAGCGGTCAACACACTTGTGGCAAAACGCAAATACACCCGTAAGGCTGCTGACGAGGTGATTACCGAAGGAGTCTGACATGGCTGTTTACAGCGCCGGTGACCAAATCAATCGAGCACTTCGACTGCTTGGCGTTCTTGCCGAAGGTGAAACACCGTCTGCTGCCACATCCCAAGACGCCTTGATGGCGCTCAACCAGATGATCGAAAGCTGGAACACTGAGCGTCTGGCCGTGTTCAGCACCCAAGATCAAGTCTTCCTGTGGCCTGCGGGTGTGGGCAACCAAACCCGCACGCTTGGCCCCACAGGTAACTTTGTGGGCCTGCGCCCCATCCTGATTGATGACGCCACGTACTTCCGCGACCCCGGCACCAATGTGTCGTTTGGCGTCAAGCTGATCAACCAGCAGCAGTACAACGGCATCGCGGTCAAGACCGTGACCTCCACTTACCCACAGGTCATGTTTGTGAACAACACGTTCCCGGACATGACCATGACGATCTACCCCGTGCCCACACGGCAGCTTGAGTGGCATTTTGTATCAGTTGAAGAACTGAGCAACCCGGCCACCTTGGCGACCAGCTTGTTCTTCCCGCCAGGATACCTGCGGGCGTTTGCTTACAACTTGGCGATGGAGATCGCACCCGAGTTTGGTGTGGAGCCTTCGCCACAGGTGCAGCGCATCGCCATGACAGCCAAGCGCAATCTGAAGCGCATCAACAACCCAGATGACGTGATGTCGATGCCGTACGCCATAGTGTCCAACCGTCAGCGGTTTAATGTGTACAGTGGCAATTACTAATCATGAAGACACCCATCCTCGGATCATCGTATACGGCCCGCAGCGTCAATGCCGCCGACAATCGGATGATTAATCTTTTTGCAGAAATTGTCCCCGAGGGTGGCAAAGAACCGGCGTTTCTGAGCCGTTGCCCAGGGCTGCGCCTGCTGGTCACCATAGGCACTGGGCCAGTCCGTGGTGTTCGCACCGTGGGTGATTACCTGTACGTGGTGTCGGGCAACTCGCTGTATCGGGTTGACGACGCATACGCTGTCACGCTGCTGGGTGTGGTCAACGACATTGCGACCCCGGTGTCCATGTCTGACAACGGGATTCAGGTTGTCGTGGCTTGCGATGGCCCGATGTTCGTCTACAACACGTTGACCAACGTCTTTGCCCAAGTCACTGACCTCGACTTTCCCGGTGCGTTGACCGTATCCTTCTTGGACGGCTACTTTGTGTTCATCGAGCCAAGCAGCCAGAAGGTTTGGGTGACCGAGCTTAACGACCCACTGTCAGTGGACCCGCTGGACTTTGCCAGTGCTGAGGCAGACCCCGACAATCTGGTGTCGTCCATCGTGGACCATGGGCAGGTCTGGCTGTTCGGCACCAACTCGGTCGAGGTTTGGTACAACTCGGGCGCAGCAGACTTCCCGCTTCAGCGCATTGAAGGCGCATTCAACGAGATCGGTTGCGCTGCCACGTTTTCGGTTGCCAAGATGGACAACAGCCTGTTCTGGCTTGGGTCTGATCGCCGGGGCAAGGGCATTGTTTACCGGGCCAACGGCTACTCTGGCACTCGGGTCAGCACCCATGCTGTTGAGTGGCAGATTCAACAATATTCCGACATTGCTGACGCTGTGGCCTACACGTACCAGCAAGACGGCCACTCGTTTTACGTGTTGTCGTTCCCCACGGCCAACGCCACATGGGTCTACGATGTGGCCACGCAAGCCTGGCACGAACGTGCCGGGTTCATCAACGGCGAGTTCACGCGCCACCGCAGCAACTGCCAGACGTACTTCAACAACGTCAACGCTGTGGGTGACTACCAAAACGGGAACATCTACGCCTTTGACATGGAGAAGTACTCCGACCACGACCGCATTCAAAAGTGGCTGCGGTCATGGCGCGCGCTGCCCACGGGTCAGAACAACCTCAAGCGCACCGTGCAGCACACGCTGCAACTCGACTGTGAGACTGGTGTGGGCTTGGAGAACGGTCAAGGGTCTAACCCGCTGATCATGCTGCGCTGGTCAGACGATGGCGGCCACACATGGTCCAACTACCATCTGGCGTCGATGGGCAGGATCGGTGAATACTTCAAGCGGGTGTTCTGGCGGCGACTGGGTATGACCCTCAAGCTGCGGGATCGGGTGTACGAGGTGTCCGGCACTGACCCGGTGAAGGTTGCTATCGTCGGCGCTGAACTGTTGCTGGACGGCACCAATGCCTAACACCACCCCCGCCCCTCCCGCCCGAGAAGCACTTATTGACTCTCGGAACAACTTCGTCAGCCGCCCGTGGTACATGTTCTTTCAGTCGCTGTACCAGAATTTTCTCAACTATATTGGAGCGCAGCCTCCGGCTGACGGACAACTGTTGCGGTATGACGCTGCGGGGCAAGGCTGGACCAACACAGTAGGCGCAACAGTTGACGCTACGGGTAACGCTACATTTAGCGCAATTCGCGTCACATCTGAGCTTCCCACTGTGGCACCCGGTGCCTCTTTAGAGCACAGTATTTTTAATGTCACTACACTAAGATCAACCGGTTCCGACGTAAGCTCGTACGGTGAAATTCAATTTGTAATGACTAACAGCGATGGCACGCTGGCAAACATTGCTTATTTCGACACTGTTGGCAACTTTTACACACCTAGTCAAATAGCGGGCGGGTTTTTACCTAACGGAATTAACACTGCAAACCAACAATTGGACCGCTACACCGTGGTTCAAAATACAATCAGCGCCAACATAACAATGACAACCAGTGTGGCAACGCTTGGATCGCGTGCTGACATCATCATTGTGTCCAGCGGTATAACCTCACGCACGGTGACATTTGGCACTGGGTTTAAAACAACAGGGACGTTGGCCACAGGCACTTCAGATGGTAAATTTTTTGTCATTTCGTTTGTCAGTAATGGCACCTTCATGATTGAGACAAGCCGCACAGTGGCAATGTGACCTAAAGGACAACTCATGGCATTCAACCTTTCAGCATTCGCGGGCGCAGGCGCTCAGTTCTTTGACAGCAACGGCACCCCGTTGGCCGGGGGTCTGCTGTACGTGTACACCGCGGGCACCACGACCCCGGCCACCACCTGGACCACCAGTGCTGGCACTGTGGCCAACACCAACCCAATCGTGATGAACGCTGCGGGCCGCACGCCTTTCGAGATTTGGCTCAACAGCGGCGTGACCTACAAGTTCGCCTTGTACACATCGACCAACGTGCTCATCGGCACGTACGACAACATCCCGGCGATTGACGACCCCACGGTGTTCAACAACCTGATCACGGTTACCGGCACCAACACGTTGCTCGGCGTCTCGGTGCCCCCGTACACGTCCTACGTAACAGGCATGACGCTCAGTTTCGTCCCTGCCAACACGAACTCTGGCGCTGTGACGCTTGACCTTGATGGCTTGGGTGCCAAGAACGTGTTTGTGGGCTCGTCCACCGCGCTGTCAAGCGGCGACTTGGTGGCGGGCCGGATTGCGCAGATTCAGTATGACGGCACACGGTTTCAGTTGTACCAGTCGTCACTTGCTGACAATTCGGTTACCACCGCCAAGATTGTTGACTTGAACGTCACCACAGCCAAGTTGGCCGCCAATGCCGTAACCACTGCCAAGATCACGGACGCCAACGTCACCGCTGCCAAACTTAGCGGCGCACAGACGGGCACGGCCCCCATCTACGGTGCTCGCGCTTGGGTAAACTTCAACGGCGCCCCTGCTACCGGCACATACGGTCGGTCTGGCACACTGGTGTCAGTGGCCCTGACGGCTCATGGCATGATCTCGGGTCAAATTGCGAACTTGACCTTCTCCGCAGGCACTGGCGGCACGGCCACTTCGGGCAGCTACGCTGTGACCGTGGTTGATGCAAACAACTTTACCATCGTTGACTCTGTGTCGGGTTCGATCACCGGGACGCCCAGCGTCACGCGCAACAACTACATCCGCGCCAGCGGCAACGTAACCAGCATCACAGATAGTGCTGTTGGTATTTATATAGTAAATTTCACAACAGCAATGTCAGATGCAAACTACGCAGTCTCAGGCATGGTTGACCCGCTACCTTCCGGGTACACGCTCTTTTCAGCTAATTTAGCTGTTGGGTCAGTAACCATATATGTAATTGCCGAAGGCCTGGCCACTGCTTCAGACCCCTCAACTGTTTCGGTCGTTATCCACCGCTGAAAGAACACCATGAACCTTCGTATCATCTACCCCACAGACGCAGGCGGCGTGGCAATCATCATCCCGGCCCCTGAGTGCGGCCTGACGATTGACGAGATTGCAGCCAAGGACGTGCCAGAAGGCAAGCCGTTCAAAATCGTGGACGTGTCCGACATCCCAACGGATCGCACATTTAGAGGGGCTTGGTCATGGCAAGATTGATATCGTTGACGGGCCAGAAAATAGGCCGCTGGCTCATTGGTGTGTCGTACG